TGGAGGCAACATAGACATACTATCAACCCCAAGAGGTAAGGAAGGTTACTTCTATGACTGCTCACTAAGGGATGATTACACTAAGTTCTATGTATCAGCAGAGGACTGCCCAAGACATACTAAGGAGTATCTAGCATCAGAGAGAGCAACTATGAGTGAACTACAATACGCCCAAGAGTATCTAGCTATGTTCTTAGATGAACTGAAGAGAGTGTACTCAGACCAATGGATTAAGAAAGTATGCAACATAACCCTAAACAACCAACTTAACACAAATACACTACTTAGCGACTCTAAACCTCAACTTCCCCCCCCTATAGAGGTGGACCCCACACAAAATTTCCTAATAACAAGCCCCCTCCCAGCCAGAGACTACTTCCTAGGCATGGACATAGCGCGAATGGGAAAGGACGAGACAACCTTCGAGTGCTTAGATGGCACTAACCCCGACAACGTAACACAAGTTTTCAGAATCGTAACCAAAAGACAATTAATAACCGAAACAGCGAGGAAAGCAATAAGACTGAACGAACTATGGGATTTTAATAAAATAGGAATAGATGATGGCGGGATGGGTGTCGGAGTCCTTGACATCCTCTTGGGAGACTCCTCAACGGAAAACAAAGTAGTGGGGCTTAATAACGCGAGCAGGGATATAGACGCTGAGGAAGGCCACAAACCCCTCCTAAAGGAAGATATGTACAACTACACATTAATCGGTGGAGAACAAGGAAAACTCCATCTTCTAAACAATGACGAATTAATCGCAAGTTTCAAATCAATACAATGGGAATTTACAAATGGAAAAGTTAGAATATCCGGAAATGATTCACATGAGGTAGAAGGCGTGATTAGGGGCTATTATCTCATAAAGCAAAAGTTATTAAAACCCTTTATCATGTCTTTATAGTATGGCTGCAACAAGTGTTTTATCAACAGATGCGGAGATGTTAGCAATGGCTGGAGAACTAGTCGACGCAACAGGCTTCACAGATGACAATAAAACCGCATGGGGAATCCAAGCCGAGAACTTCCTTTCGGCTCTAGTAAATTATGATCTCACCGCAAACGTCTTAACTCTATCAGCAAACTACAAACAAATGCTCTCCGAATATGTCGCAAGGTATGTCGCTTGTTCTGCAATAATGTACAACATGGCGACGGTAGGGGCGGTCTTTTCATCCCTAATCGAACCGGAAGACATGGTTCAATATCATATTCATAGAATGGAGAAGATTGAAATTCTCCTAAAAGATGGTTCTGTTCTAAAAGAGATGGGGATAGCATGACTTTAGATATTCCGGGAGAAAAGGTTTTTATTCAACGTGATGTTCGAGAGACTCCGGCGGCAACAGCGACAGCAACTTCTGTCGGATTAACAGATCCTCAATATTTAACATTAGCCCTCCACGCAGATTTAACAGATGAACGAGTTCTAACAGCAGGGGAAGGGATTGACTTCACAGATACGGGAGCGAATGGAACCTTAACAATTAACGGAGAACACGCAACGGACACAGGAAACAAAGGGATCGCAACGTTCGACGCAAGCGATTTCGACGTAACCGCCGGGGCAGTTACGATTGATGATAGTGGGATAGACCACGACGCAACTACAAACACCCATAATATGACAACAGACATCGATGCAAGAATGACACCGGGAGAAGGGATTAATTATGTGACTGGAACAATATCTTGTGAATTAGCAACGGACGCGAACAAAGGAATAGCGACATTTAATTTAACAGACTTCAACGTAGCAACTGGGGATGTAACATTAAAGGCGATTGTGGTTACTTCTATCGACGGAGATTCGGGAACGGCAACGCCAGCAGTACATAATATCGACATTCTGGGAGGTGATGGAATTTCAACGGTTGGGGCTTCTAATGACATTACAATAACGGCAGACGTAACTTTGGCAACAGTCCCACCAATCGGGGCGATAGTTGCATGGAATAAATCCATGACAGGCGTCCCAGCAACTTTGCCATCGGGTTGGAGAGAGTGTGATGGGTCAGCAGTCAGCGACGGTGATTCACCTATGGATGGTCAAAACATGCCTGATCTTAATGGTGGAGAATTCTTAAGAGGAGATACAACATCAGAAGGAACTGGGGGAAGTGCAACAATGGCGCATACTCATATTTTAGGACATACTGAAGCTTCTAGTTTAGAATTTACAAGTAGTAAAATAGGTTGGACTGGAAATACTTCAGCTCTAGAAGTTGTTGATGCAGGGGGAGCAGAGACAGATGAGATAGTGACAGGATCTACGGCTGGAGCATCAAACACAGAAAATCGACCTCCATACTACAATGTGGTGTGGATAATGCGAATTAAGTAAAGTTTAAATAATCTGTTTTTCTTAGCAAACCATGGCAAACGGAACAAGAGACTACGATAATGTCGAGGTAATGAACGATACGGACGGGACTTTGTCACTTGTTACGAGTCCGAGCCAAGATTTAGATTCTCCAGCTTTAGAAGAAAGTGGCTGGGTTAATCCAAAGTGGGCGGAATATAACGGCTACTATCGAAAGAACCAAGGGGGCACTAAGGCGGCCATAACTCAATACGCAGTTTGGATTGCGGGCCGAGGATTTGACACCGACGAGGCAACACAGAAAAGACTAGACAAAATTCGAGGAAATGGGACCGACACATTCAAAGGAATTCTTAAAAATATGTTGAGGGTTAAGAAAGTTAATGGTGATGCCTTCGCGGAAATTATCACATCAAATAAGAAACCACCGGAAGCCAACGGAAGAAATCTTATTAATGTAAAACCTCTTAATCCTGGAAAGACAAAAATATTTCTAAACACTGCGGGGATTACAATAGGATATGAGCAGGTAGATAATGAAGGGAAAACTATCGGGAAACGACTGGAACCTTGGCAAGTGTTTCATTTATCAAACGACAGGGAAGGGGACGAGGGTCACGGAATCTCCGTTTATGAAGGCTCTACGAAAATGCTGGATAAGATTGAGCAACTTGATCAAGACATGACGGTTGTGTTTCATAGATATGTCATGCCTTTCCTTATCTTCAAAGCCAAGACAGACAAGGAAGCAGAGTTAGCGAAACTTACATTATCCTTAACAACTGGGTTGAACAAAGGGAAGGGGTTAGTAATTCCAGAGAAGGCCCTGGACACAGCAGATTTTAAAGTTCCTCAATTCGCGACGCTGAACCCTCTAGATTGGCGGAAGGAGTGGAAGGGTGAAGCGATTAAAGATTTAGGTATGCCTGAACTTCATCTAGGAAACGCCGGCGGAACAAATGAAGCCTCTTCAAAAATGGTAGCCTTCACATTCGAGCAACCGGTGGCGGATGAACAAGAAGATTTAAACCAACAGATTTTCCAACAACTTAACATCAAAGGAAAGCTAGTCGAACCATTAAGTATTGATGATAGTGTTTCAGAAGATGAAGGTAAGGATGGCAACCTCTCCGGAGAAAAGAAATCAGAAATTAAAAAAACACCTGCGAAGAAAGAAGATAAAAACCCTTCTAACTCGTCGGTGAAAAAGAAATTATGAAATTTAAACAAGATATGGAAGTATGGTATGGAGTGATTAAGAGAGCGGTTATCGTCGGAGGACTTATGCTATTCTCAGGAGCGTTAGCGTCTAACTGTTGGAACTTCCAACAGGCATTTATCGCAGCTGGAATTTATACGTTCGCAGAGTTAGCCAAGAACTATAAGATAGATATGACCAAGCAACATAATTCTAAGTTTATGATCTTCCCGTGAAGTCCTAATCTCCTCATGGAAAACTTCCGGAGCCCGGACTTCCGCACCTTCTAGTAATGCATAGGAAAGTTTATAAAGAGAACACACATAATATTAATATGGTAGAAGATTCACCACCAACACCAACGGACAATTCTGAAGGTAAACCGGAGCCGTCGACACCACCTTTAGATAGTCCTAAAGATGAAGGAATTTCTGAACTTGATAGAGCGGAAGAGATTAATAAAGAAAAAGCGAGACTTCTAGAAGAAGATAAAAAATTAACTGAAAGAAAAGAAAAATTACAAGCGGTTCAAATGGTGGGCGGTCAAACTGTCGCAGGGC